GTCTGCACAAAGACAAAGGCCGGGCGCTTCAATATCGTCATCGGTTACTACATGGATGGTGCGTGGCGGTGCGGAATGAATAGCAATGTCATGTACTGGCAGCCGCTCCCCGAACCGCCGAAGGAGGATGATAACGATGGCAACTAACCCGCACGTCCTGACCCCCTCAGAGATGGAGGTCTACGCCCACGGCGATGACGGCTGGGGCTGGCCTGTATTCGTGGAGGAGTGCCCGGAAAACAGCCACAGCAGATGCTTCTGGGCACTCGCACAGGAAGACCCCATCAAGCCGTCCGGGGTGCGCTTCAACGCCATTGACGGCCACGGGTGCGCGTGGGACGGCGACTGGTACGGCAAGTGGGACTCGCTCGGTTGGCGGGCGTGGAGCGACAGGCCGACAGAGGCGCAGAAGAGGAGGGAGCCGTGGTGACAACATTTGGAATTATCCTGCTGTGCGTGGTGGTGTCCTGCGTATTCGGCGCGGCAGTCGCCCTATGGGAGGATCATCATGAGTGAGCGCAGACCGCTGACAGGCCGGGAGTACACCTCAATCCTGTCGCTCGTGGGCAGCCTGGACGCGATGACCGATGCCATCCCGGGGCTTGAAGCGCGGGGGCAGACTGAGGCCCTGAAGACCGCTCTGGACACCGGGGCCGATGCCCTCAAGGCCATCTGCGACACCGTGCCGCTCAAGAAGCTGGCGAGGATTCAACAGGACATGAGGCACACCCGGATTTACACCAAAGTAGAGGCCCCCGGCATCAAGACTGTGGACACGGAACACCACAGGTATGTGGCGGCAATCACCCTCAACAAATTGGTGGACTACATGGCCCACCATGAGTGCCTCCTGTGTGATAAGACCGATGTAGAGGCGAGGAAATGCCCTTACAGGGAGGTCATGGAAGATGCCCTGCCGCACGAGCTGGAATACAGGGTGACGGACGGCAGATGCAAGTGGTCTGGAATGACGTTGGGGGTGGGAGAATGGGAGGATTGACAGATGGAATACACCGGTGTTGTGGACGGCTTGCAAATTCGGGATGTGACCTATGTCGGCCTGCCCCCGACGGGGACGCCGCCAAAGTACGACATTGTCAAGCACGTTGACTGCGAACCGTATGTGGCGGTTGACGGTCGCACGGGTGAACGAAAGACATATACGCACTATGTCTATTCCGTGGGCTGTCTCGAATGGGATGCCCACAATGGTTGGTGGCAGTTCAGGTCTGTCGGGACGCGCTGGCTGGAGGCAAAGCCCACCGAGGCCGTGGTGAACATGATCCTGAAATTCTGTGAGGACAAGGCGAAAGAATTAGTGTACGAGGATGGAGGTGGCGACTGATGCCGCCGAAGCTGAATGGCGGTGACTGGATTCTGCCGCATGGCGGAAGGCTGTTCTTTGAGGACGGGTTGCCTGTGGTAATTACGGAGGCAGAGCTTCCGCCGGAACCGGGAGGGGAACCGCTGGACTTCGGACTACGCAACATGACGTTCACGGGATACATGGAGATGTCGTGCGCACAAGTGCGGCGTATCTGCAAGATGCTTCACGCCCTCGCGAACCGGAAGCGGCGGGCCGCCCGGACGGCGATTAGACAGCGCGAAAAGGAGCGGAGAAGGAGGCTGAAAGCATGAAGATTGAACTGGAGGTCAACAACGGGTTCTACCTTGACACCCTGGAAGAGATGGCTGCCACCATCAAAAAAGAACCCGCCGACGTAGTGTCCATGATGGTGAGCGAGGCCATCAGGGAGTATCGCCGGAAGGTCGATGGTATGAAATATGAGGCTGTGTGCAAACTGTGCGGGGAGGTGTGCGAATGAGAGAAGTGACCATTAAGGACGGCGAAGACATCATTGCAATCAGGCCGTTCGACATTGCCTGGGAGAATAGCCACATCGGAGAGCCGACCAAGGTCCATATCACCGGTATGGTTTTGGGCGTGAATACCGACCAGCTGAAGGGCAAGGAGAAGTGCGGCCCTGAGGTGAAGCGCGTGATCTACAATGGTCCTGCCACAGTCGTGCTGTGGGCAGACGGGACAAAGACCGTGGTCAAGTGCCAGCCCGGTGACGTCTTCGACCGGAGGATTGGATTCCTGACCGCGTTAGCGAAGAAGGTTTACGGCGGTCGCGGGAAGTTCAACGACATTATCAGGAAAGCGACGGAGGAGGGCTACTGAAGAGATGGAAACCAGTTTCAGCTATTGTGATAAAGACAGGGCGTTCTTCTCATCGGATGAACGAAAGTGGATCAATAAAATCCGCCGACTCGCGGACAAATTCCCGGACCGGGTGACCATCCTTGCACAGCCGGAAGACAACGACGGGTGCATCTACGCGAGTTTGCCTGTAGAAGCCATGAAAATCAACCTGATTTCGGGCCGCAAGCTTTCGGATGAAGAGAGAGCCATTGCGGCAGAGAGGCTGAAATTGGCTCGAAAAACATGGAAGGAAGTGTGAGTTCGTGAAAGTGATGGTTTACTTCTCTTCCGGTCACAAGTGCCCCTACGACCTGGACAAGGTGCGGTTCGTCACGGCGGACCAGATGGGGTGTTCCGGGTCCGGGCTTCGGGCGCTGGAGGCCGGGAAGGATGTGGTGGTCCTCGATAACGTATGCTTCATCAGAAAGATGGAGGACAAGAAAGAGGACGAGGACTAAAGCCCTCTGCGGCGATAGAAACGCTCACGGTTCCGGTGGGCTTCCTCCAGGGTGCATCCCGGATGGGAGTGGTAATACTCCAGATCCTTCTGTTCAGCTTTGCGATAGCTGCGGATCCGGTTGGTTGGGTCAAGATACAGCCAGATTGCAATGGCGATTATGATAAGCAACACGGTGGCGAGTACATCCATCCGGGACACCTCCATTCAAGCGGAGGATACCACAACGGCATTCAGAGTCAACCGGAAATCACAGCAGAGGCTTGGAAAAACCATTCAGAAACAGCGAAAACCCGTTCAGAAAGTCTGAACAGATGAATTATACAACCAAGAAAGGAACAACATCCATGAAGTGCAAGATGCAGACAGGTGAACTCGGCGCGGCGCTGGCCGTGGTGAACAGGGCTATTGCGTCCAGACCCGTGCGCCCTGTGATGGAAGGTGTGATGCTGGAGACCGGAGAGAACGCCGTCACCCTGACCGCGACCAATGGCAACATGACCATCCGGACGACGGTATCTGCCTGGGTGGACGAAGGTGGCAAGACCGTCCTCCCCGGCAAGCTGCTCTCAGATCTTGTGAGGCGGCTCCCGGACAGCGAAGTTGATCTGGAACTGTCGGACGGCATGGCCAAGGTGCGGTGCGGCAGGAGCCGGAGCAGCCTGACCGCGATGGACGCGGCGGAGTTCCCGGACACTGGCACCTTCCGGGCTGCGCACACGCTGACCGTCCCGGCGGTGACGCTGAAAGAGATGATTGACGGGGTCAGCTTTGCGGCGTCCGGCGATGAGAACCGGCAGGCTCTGACCGCTATCCGGATGACAGTCTCTGAGGGCACCCTGCGGATGGTGGCGCTCGACGGCTTCCGGATGGCCACGGCGACGCTCACCGGATTCGTCGATGACTGCGCCGCGCTGATCCCGTCCGCAACGATGCGCGAACTGAGCCGCGTTCTCCCGGCGGATGACACGGAGTGCGTTCTGTCCATCAGCGAGAAGAACATCACGGTGGAGTTCGGCGGGACAGTCCTGTCCGCTGTCACGCTGAACACGGAATACCCGGATACTTCCAAACTGATTCCTGCGGCCTTCGCAACGGAAGCGCTGGTAAACCGTCAGGAAATGATGGGTGCCATCGGCCGGACCGAACTGCTGGCTCGTGGCGGACACAACAACCTCATCCGGGTGCGGGTGGCGGAGGATGGACTGTACCTGTCCAGCCGTGCGGACGTTGGCGAGATGACGGAGGACGTTCACGCAGAGGTGACCGGCAAGCCCTTGGACATCGCCTTTAACGCCAAGTATCTCACGGACGTGTTCGGCGCTATTGGTTCCGATGAGGTGACCGTCAAGATGAACAGCCCGACCGCACCGGCCATCATTGTGCCGAAGGGCGAACAGAACAGGCTGTATCTGGTGCTGCCGGTGAGGACGGCGTGACCGGGCGGCTTGCCGGAAGGGAGGTGATGCGGAATGCCAGACCAACAGGTACTGCCCGAATCCACGGCAACGGCTGAACAGATTCCGGAGTGGACATACGACGACTTCTGCGACGAGAAGCCCTACAAGTGGCTGATGAAGTACAAGGAGAACGCCTTCACGCTGAACAGGATGCTGTCGTTGGCACAGCGGCGGGCAAAGGAAGTGAAGTTCCCGGCCTTCAGCAGGATGTGGAACGCCTACGTCGCCCAGCAGAAGCCGCAGAACGCAACGGTGATCGGCGAGTATGAAACCATGTTCCCGGAGCAGCCGCTCCAGCTCCATTGCCGCCAGTACATCTGCGACGAGTACGGCATCTCCTACATCAACGGCATGGGTCAGGGCGTGGAGGTGCTGAGTCATCCGCTGATGCCCGTCCGGCGGGTGGTCAACCTCGACAGCAACGAGGAAAAGATGCAGATCGCCTACAGCCGGGGCGGGCAGAAGTGGCGCTACCTTATCGCCGGAAAGGACGTGCTGGCCAGCAGTCAGAAGATCGTCGGGCTTGCTAAGCAGGGCGTTGCCGTGAACAGCGAGAACGCAAAGGAACTGGTGAACTACATCACGCGGGTTGAGTCTGCCAATTACAACGAATTGCCTCAGCAGAACGCCACCAGCCACATGGGCTGGCTCCCGGACGGACAGTTTGCGCCGTACTGCAAGGGCGTCATCTACGATGGCGAGAGCCCGGAATTCAACCGGATGTTTGAGGGCTTCAAGGAGACCGGTAGCGAGGACACATGGATGGAGATTGCCAAGGCTACCCGGAGCGGGAAGAGTGTGCCCGCCCGGATCGCGCTGGCGGCATCCTTCGCGGCGCCGCTGGTCAAGGTACTCAACGCGCTGCCCTTCTTCGTCCACTTGTGGGGAACGCAGGGCTGCGGCAAGACCGTTGGCCTGATGCTGGCCGCAAGCGTCTGGGGCAATCCGGAGGTTGGCCAGTACATCAAGACCTTTGGCGGCACCAAGGTCAGCCAGGAACTGTACGCCTCTTTCTGCGGCAACGTGCCCATCCTGCTTGACGAACTCCAGATCGTGGCCGACCGCAAGACGTTCGACGACATCATCTACATGCTGTGCGAGGGCGTCAGCAAGGGTCGTGGAGCAAAGGACGGCGGGCTGCAGCTCCAGAAACATTGGGCATCCACCATCATCACCTCTGCCGAGATGCCCATCGTGCAGAGCAACAGCGGCGGCGGCGCGGCCGTCCGGACCATCGAAGTCAACTACGGCGGCGAACCGCTCTTTCCGGACAGCAGAAGCGTGGCCGAAAAGCTGAAGCAGAACTACGGTTTCGCCGGACGGAAGTTCATCGCGGCGTTGCAGGACCCGGACACCATGCAGGCGCTCCGCGAGATTCAGCACAAGTATTACGCCCAGCTTTCCGGCGACATCCAGGACAAGCAGGTGCTGTCCGCGTCCATCCTGCTGGCAGCTGACAAGCTGTCAGATGCAGCCATCTTCCATGACGGCAAAAGCCTGACCGTGGCGGACGTGCGCCCCTACCTGATCACCGTTGACCAGGCCGACGTGAACGCCCGGTGCTATGACTGGCTGTGCGGATACATCGCCAGCAACCCCATGCGGTTTGAGGACTCAAGCGACAATCCCGGCGAACTGTGGGGGCGCATCGAGCAAGAGAACGGACGCGACATCGTCTACTACATCAAGAGCGCCATGGAAAAAACCTTCTCGGTAGGCGGCTTCTCAGTCGGGGCGTTCCTCACATGGGCCAAGCGCAAGAACCTGCTGAAGCTGCCGCCATCCAGACCGGACAGGAACACCCTTCAGCGGCGCTTCGCGGGACGGCTGACCAACTGCATCGGGCTGTACCTGCCGACCGAGGAAGGCATGTCAGCCCCCGCCCCGTCTGGCTTCGTCGAGGTCAAGATGTCCGACGAAGACATGCCCTTCTGAGGCCTGCCTGTTTACGGTGTTTACGCCGTGTTTACGAAATTGTTTACGGTCAAAACCCTTATAAAATCTGGTCTCGTTGCCCCTGTTTACGGTGTTTACGGTCAGACAAGCAATACCTATAGAGAGAAACACGCGTACAACGAACAGGGACACAAGGGACTGGAAAATACCATGCAGGGGTGTGCTCGCGCGTAAGCATATATTTATACCGTAAACACCGTAAACACCGTAAACAGTACCATGTGAGGCCGCATAAAATCTATGTTTGTGTTGTTTACGGTTGGCGCATTGCCGTCGTAAACACCGTAAACGCAACGCGCAGAATGCGAGGTGATACACATCAAAACACTCATCGCTGTGCCCGCAATGGCAACAATGCCGACCCGGACGGTGCGCTGTCTGGAAAACCTGCGACGCCTGCCGGACACATACACAAGCATTTCAGAGTGTAGTCTGGTGCATGACGCCCGGAATGAGTTTGCGTCCATCGCCATCACGCATGGATTCGACAGGGTGATGTGGATTGATTCGGACATGACGTTCCCAGATGATATGCTTATCCGGATGGCACAGCACCATGACGCGGGCAAACACATGGTGTGCGGACTGTTCTTCAAGCGGGTGACGCCGACCGAACCGGTAATCTACTCCAGACAGGAGCGACTAACCGATCCGACACACGGCGAGTACATCCGCCCGGTGCCGTACACCAGCTACCCCCGCGACACGCTGTTTAAGGTGGACGCATGCGGCTTTGGCGCCGTGATGACCGACGTGGCCCTGCTCCGGGCTGTGTGGGATCAGTACGGGCCGCCGTTCAGCTACTACCTCAACCTGGGTGAGGACCTGTCTTTCTGCTGGCGCGTCAAGCAGATGGGTCAGCAAATCTGGTGCGACTCGTCCATCCGGTGCGGGCATATCGGGCAGACCATCTACACCGAGGACACATGGACAGCACAGCAGCAAGCCGCACCCACACAACCGACCGACCGGAAGGAGTGATTACTATCGCTAACTACTACATCAGCTACGCAGACCACATGTGGCGCTTTTACATCCGGCATATGGACGCCGACATTGCCGAGATGTCTACCGTGTCCCGTGCCAACTGGTCCGCATGCCACAGCGTCTATGCTACCCTCAACCAGACCGCCCGGCACTACGTCCGCATCTACTACGGCACCGCATGGTCCGATGCCAATACCGCCGTGCAGACCTGGTGCGCCGAACACGGTGCCGACCCGGCTGTGGCATGGCGTATCATCCGCGCCGCCCAGAACAGGGTTGCCGAGGTGCGCGGTCTCATCGACACCTACAGCGACTACCAACTCCACCGCATCCAGTACAACGGCACCATTAAAACCGACACTAAAACCGTCGCCGAGATGACCGGCCACGTCAACCAAACCGACCAGACCGAGGAGTGATTCAGAATGCCAGCAAGAAAACCGGAACAGTTACCGGACGATGCCGTAAATACCGTCGTCAAACGCCGACACGGCACATTGCCAACGGAACTCGATAATATCCACGTCGAACCCGGCGATAATTCCCGATACGTCCGCTATGCCATGGCATCGTGGAATCTTCCGCCCATCGACATCTCCGACCCGAAACAGGTCGAACAACGTATCACAGAGTACTTCCAACACTGCGCCGACAATGACCGTAAACCCCAACTCGTCGGCATGGCTAACTGGTTGGGCGTGTCAAGAGATACCCTCAATTCATGGAAAAGGGGGGAGTATAGGAAAGATACGCACTCCGACATCGTACAAAAAGCTGTCAGTGCGCTTGAAGAAATGTGGGCTGATTACATGATGAACGGCAAGGTCAATCCGGCAAGCGGGATCTTCATTTCCAAGAATTGGTTTGGATATGCCGATACGCAGAACATCGTGGTCACCCCGAACAACCCGCTTGACGGCATGAGCCAGGACGAGGCCCGCACGAGATACACAAGCGCGTTGCCAGAGATTGCTGAGGATACCAGCGACACATGACGGGCGGCGCGGAATAAACCGGGCACCCACATAACCCATTAGCAACCTGTACCTGACGAAATATATATATGTTTACATTATGGGTAAATATATATACTTCATCGGGTAGCGGGTTGCTTTTATATATTTTCGGCTTGGTTAGCGTCAACTAACTGTTGGCAGATCTGAGGCACCAGGGATGGCCGACCGGGCGGTGTGGTGGTGCAGCGGGATCCCCTCGGGCGGCTTGTGTCTGGGGTGACGGGCAACTCAGAGTCGGCGGCGGGGCTGATACTGGGCGGGCGGCAATGCCGGGCTTGCGGTTTGCCGGTCCGGGCGGTGAGCATGGCGGCTGATGCCGGGCTGGTGCAGACTGTAGGCGGTGGATCTGGCAGCGTGGGCGGCCTCGGTCGGCAAAAGCGCGGCGGCGGTGAGCGTGGAGGATGGACGGGACCGGTAACGGCGCCTTCCTCGGTTGGCAAAACGGGAACCGACATGAGCAGAACGCTATAGCATCGCCGCAAAGGCATCCAGAAGGGGCGAGAGGGCGGTTTGCGGTGTCGGGTGGACTTGGTTCCATCTGCTAGGAAACGCGCCAGAACAGGCCGTTTTGTGGCAAACAGAGGCATACGGTTTATAACGGGGTTGATAACGCAACGCCGGTCCTGCTGACAGCAAAAGAAAAAGCCCGCACAAGGCGGGCGGTGGAGGGCTCATCCGACAGTCAGGTCTTCCGGCGCGGTCTCTTCCAGCTGCTCCAGCAGTTCATCCACGGGCTTCTCCCACTCCTGGGCCAGGCGCTTGACCTCGGCAGTGTCGATGACGGTTTCCTCGGTGACGTCCTCACCCCACAGGTTCAGGAACTCCGGCTTGATAGTGTAACGCTTCATGGTGTTTTCTCCTCTCTCTTTTCGGGTGGTTTGTTGTTCAGAATCTTATCACGCAGGCAGCACGCTGTCAAGCTTTACGATGATGCGCTGACCGGGGTAGCGGGTGTGGAGGAAGCGGCGGAGGCGGGACTCAGCCTCTCTCGGATCGGCGGCAAGGGCGTTCCAGATGCCACTGTGGCGGCGGGTGTACCAGGTGAGGATGTAATACTTCATGGTGTTATCTCCTTTCACATGAGGTCAGCTTCAATCAGATTGCCGTCATCGTCGAAGGTCAGGTTGTAGGGCTTGCCGGACTTATATCCGACTCCCATAACGGTGTAGGAATAGTACAGGTCATCCGGGTAATAGGCGATATCCTCGTGCCATTCAGAGGAATAGACGGTTGCCATGTCGCTCATGGTGTTATCTCCCTTCTGCCGGGGTCATTGCCCGCCCCGGCTCGGGCATCATTTAGAAGGTCAGGTGAAGCAGAAGCGGCAGGTGGTGGAGGTCTTGGTGTACTTGGCGGCGATGTCCGGCAGGGCCTTCTTCAGGGCGGCGGTGTCGATGCGGCTGCTTGTAACGGTTTTCCAGGTGGCCTTCCATCCGGTGCCGCTGATGGTCTCGTCGCCGCTGTCGATCATGGCGGCCTTCATCTCGTCCCGGATGGCGTCGGCCTCAGCCTCGAGGTCTTCAATCTGCATCAGAACTTCACGCAGGCGGGCGGCTTTGGGATCCAAGCTGGTCATGGTCATGGTTTCATTCTCCATTCTTCATTCAGGCGATACATGCCTTGCTTGTCCAGTAGTCAATCAGAGCGTTGATAGCGTCATCGGATACCATCGGAAGATTCCAACGATTCAGGCCTTCCGGCGTCATGTAGTAGCCCTGGCCGTAGCGCGGGAGGTTCTCGCAGCCGGTCTGGCCGAGCACGTTCCGGCTGTCCTGTCCGGACCGGCAACGCAGGCCCACGCGGCTGTCGAAATTCACTTTGATAGCGGTGGGAATGACGGTGGCAAGTGGGCACTGAGTCGCGGCGATGACGTGAACCTTGGCGGCGCGTCCGATCTGGCAGATACGCTGCAGAAGCGGCTGTATAGTCTTCTTGTCGGTGGTCATCAGGTCGGCTAACTCGTCAATGATGACGTAGACATCGCCGCCGTTGAACTTGCGCAAGCCTTGCTTCTGCATGTACTGATAGCGGGATTCGATGATTTGAATAGCCTGCCGCATAGCCCGCGCCGGTTCGCCGGGCTCGCTCGCATAGGCGATCGTGTGCGGAAGGTGCTTGTACATCACCAGTTCAACGCGCTTCGGGTCAATCAGAATCAGACCGCACGTTGCCGGGCTATGGTTCGCAAGCAGGGCGTGGATAATGCCATTGATTACAACGCTTTTGCCGCTGCCGGTCGCGCCGGCAATCAGAAGGTGCGGCTGCTGGGCCATGTCGTAATACAGAGTGCTATAGCGGGTGCCGCCGGGCGTGATGTAGCTGTTCATGCCTGCACCACCTCCCACGCCTGCCGCATGTCGTGCGCATAGAACAGATTCCAGATTGCCGCGAACAGGCGCGGGGTCAGCTTTTCGGGAATGTTCAGGTGGTCAACGGTGCGGTAGCAATCCAGGTTGTACGCGGCGTCCTCTTCCGTCATGGTTTCCGGGCCGTTGCTCCAACAGGCATCCTCATACATCGCCTGCACAAAGTCGGCGGGGGTCATGGTTTTGCTCATGTGGTACCTTCCTCTCTGTCTGTCGTGGTGGTGCTGCCATCATCAGAGCAGGGAGCACTATTCCCCTGCTGACGCCCTGGGCGGGCGTTTCGGCTTGTTCACGCGTACGGACTGTACGCCTTTACGCGCCCCTTGTATACGCGGCAATACTGTTCTTGTACGTAATCGCTTGCGGCGTCGTAGCCGTCAATCTCGTAAATATGCCACGTTTCGCCGGGATTCAGAAGATACTTGTACTGATTCAGAACGTCGCGGACGTATTCAGCGCTTGCCTTGCTGACGCGGTGGGCGCTTTTGCCGCTGTAGAGGTATTCGGAACCGGGCCGGGTTTTTGCTACGATTGTCATTGCTTGTACTTCCTTTCTTTTGCTGTTGATTCAGAAGGGGTTGCTATTCAGAAGGGGTTGCTATTCAGAAGCGGTTGCTATTCAGAAGCGGTTGCTATTCAGAAGCGGTTGCTATTCAGAAGCGGTTGCCGTGGTGCGCCCTGCTGCCGTGGTGCGCTTTTTTTATGCGGCCGCCCCGCCCTGTTGCAGGGCGGCCGCTATTCGCTTCACTTTTCGGCACGCGCCGCAATTGCCTTCTTAAGCGCCGCACGCTTTTCTTTGTTCACGCCGCGCAAGCATTCCGCAATAATCTTTCCTCTTTCCCAACCATGCGCCGCATAACATTTATAACCGCATTCCCTGCATTTTTTGCCATTGCATGCGCAAGCGCCTTTTTCGATTGCGCGCAACGTGTCCGGCTTGTCAACGTATACAATGAACACGTTATCAATCCAACTGTATTTTTCCATCATAGCGGCCGCGTTTTCATCATTGATTCGGCACGCGCTATAGATAATGCGAACGTTGCGCGGCTTGCCTTCCTTTTCGATTGCTTCACGCATTGCAGGCAAGTTTTTAAACCATATGGTAACGCGGTTGCATTTGTGCGCTTTTGCAAGGCGCAACACGTTCCGCGCTTGCGTTGCGTTTCGCATGTCACCGTCCGCATTGATTCGAATATATTCGGATCCGATATAAACCGCTTTGAGTTGTTCAACCGTGAACAGTGTTTCGGAAAGAATGAGTTGGTTTAGCCAATGACGCGCCGTCATGCCTTTATAAAGCTTGTCAAGCGCTGTAATGTAACAACCGCCGCAAACGATTGTAGGATCCTTTTCCGCGGCCGTTTTCATGCTTTTGCAAAATTCGCAATTGATTGCGGACCCGTCAACGCTTGTAATGCCTTCGATTTTTCCACTTGTATGGTATGACGGCTGCAGGATTGACAAGAGCTGCATTTTTTCGGTTGTGGTGAATTTTCCGTTTTCAATGATACTTGTAACGGTTGCAACGTCCTGATCAAACTTATTCATTGTTACCTTTCCTTTCCGCCGCGTTGCGCGGCCGCTCGTTGTTGCGTTCAACAGTCTTTTCTGTTGACAATGCGATGATAACAGATAAAACTGTTTTTGTCAATAGGGAAATTGCGAAAAATAACAGATTTTTTTGTTTTTGTGGTTGTGTCCATTTTCTTTTGAGTTTTCCTACATTATATAAGCGCGATAACAGCGCAAGCATTTTTGCGCGGCCGCGCGGAAAATGCGGCAGCTGTACGGCGCTCAGGTTGTGGAAGGATCCGGCGGCAGCTTCGAAGGACCCGGCGGCAGCTGTACGGCGCTCAGGTTGTGGAAGGATCCGGCGGCAGCTTCGAAGGACCCGGCGGCAGCTGTACGGCGCTCAGGTTGTGGAAGGATCCGGCGGCAGCTTCGAAGGACCCGGCGGCAGCTGTACGGCGCTCAGGTTGTGGAAGGATCCGGCGGGGGGAACCCAGGCGCCAGCCCGAGGCCCCCGTGAGTCCCCTGCGGTGATTTTTGGCAAAAAAGGCTTGACAGAAACAGAAAAACATGATATAGTGTTCTTGCAAGATGAAAGGAGGGCAACGCACATGAATGAGAAGGACGTGTTACGAGCGGCGATGTCAGCGCGTGGGGTGAGCCAGGCGATGCTTGCGGAAATGGCTGGATTGAAGAGACAAAGCAACATAAGCGAGATACTGCGTGGCAAGAGCATGCGTGTAGACAATCTGGCGCTGTTGCTTGATGCACTTGGGTTTGATCTGATTGTGAAAGACCGCAACGGCAGTAACCGCGAGAATGTCTGGAAAATCACCAGGCCGAAAGCAAGCGATGGTGGTGATACTGAATGATCTACGGCTACGCCCGCGTCAGCACGGTCGGTCAGGCGGCCTACGGAAACAGTCTGGCCGGGCAGGAAGAACAGCTTCGGTCGGCCGGGTGTGAGAAAATCTACCATGACAGTTTTACCGGCACGAAGATGGACAGGCCGGAGTTTACGGCACTGCTGGCGAGACTGAAGAGCGGAGACCGGCTTGTGGTGACGAAACTTGACCGGTTTGCCAGAACGGCGGCGGGCGGCATTGAGACAATCCGGGAACTGCTTGCCCGTGGGGTCTCGATTCACATCCTGAACATGGGACTCATCGACAACACGCCAACCGGGCGGCTGATGGTAACAATGCTGCTTGGGTTTGCTGAGTTTGAGCGAGATATGATTGTGGAGCGCACGCAATCCGGGAAGGCGGTTGCGCGGGTCAGCAAGCCAGATTACCGGGAAGGCAGGCCGGAAAAAGAGATTGATGAAGTAGCATTCCAAAAATTCCGCGAAAAGCAAAAAAGGAAGGAAATGACGGTAGAGGAATGCTGCAGGGCACTCAATATCAGCAGGTCAACGTGGTACAACAGAACAAGAACAGCGTAAACGCAAGGAGGCTAAATCAATGAACGTTTTGAAAATCGCGGCTGAGAAGATTTACGGCGGTGCCGGTGTGTACGGCATGAAGGTGACAGTTTGGCTCGAAACGGACGACGGCGATGAAATGACTGCGGTGTATGTGACTGACGGCGCGGACGGCGGTCTCGCGGTATATGAGGACCTGCTCGACTCGGTTGATGGCGTGAAACCCATCAAAGAGTATGCTGACGGGGAAGAGGCATCTGATTCGGAATACGGTGATGTCCTCGCGGTTGTAAAGAATGCCGCTAAACTAATTGATGCCTGACCGGATGGCTGTCTCCAAAAAAATCGCGAAAATCAAAAAAGGCGGTGACTCTAATGAGCGAACACGAAACCAAAGGCAAGGCCAACATCGTGATGCCACACTTTTACGATGTTGAGATTGCAAAAGGGGCTGGTCAAAACGGAGGGCCTACGGCATCCGTAAGGGTGACGGTTCTAAGTAAGTCGCATGAAGAGGTCACGATAAAGTGCGACTTAGGCGATACGGACGAGGACATGCGCGTATTCAGCGGAGGCTGGTACTCCACGTCATCTAACTGGGATATTCCGATGTGCGTGTGCAAGACCATCGGAGAGGCCGTGCTGTCTGACTTCATGGAAGAGTACATGGTTGCATTCGTTATCGCAGATGAAATACTGCGTGGCACGAAATACTCGCCGATTGACAGGGTGAAGGCGTTAGTCGGAAGCCCCGAATTCGAGATGATGGTTGAAGAGAAGCACAGGTCTGAAGCTGCAATAATGGAAGCCATCGCAAACATGAATTTCACCCCCAGGAGCAAGAAGATCAAGTTTCCGAAGCGCGACTGAATGACCAAGACCTAAACTGATGTATTGAATCGCTCCATGCGAGAAACCGCTCTGAACAGCGGCGGATTGCGTGGAGCGATTTTCTTATGGCTGGCGGTCGTTCGACCTCGGAGCGCGAAAAACAAAAAAGGCATCTGCCTGACTGACAAAGAACTGGAGGGAACAGTATGGTACAGATCGAAACAGGGGACAGGGAGATACAGACAGCGCTGCAGTGGCTGGAGCGGCGGCCGGACGATCCTCAGATCTACGAGGACGTGCTGGCAATGATGTACGGGCACATGCAGGCGGGAGAGGACGGGTGGCATCAGCACAACAAGGCGTTTCGGGACGAGATCAACCGGGCGGTCCGGCGGGTGGCAGCGGGCGGGTCGTTCGGTTCGCTGGAACGGTTGAACGCGGCATGGAAGAAGAGCCTGCTGATGGACGCGAAGGTGGACTTCACGGCATACTGCTTGTATCTGGAGAGCGCAAGAGCACCGCAGAAGCAGTTCTTCCTGCCGAGGATGAAGGTGCTTGGAAAGATTGCGGAAGATCTGAATGACCTGGCGTCCGGGAAGATTGAGCTGCTGACCATCTCGCTGCCGCCAGGTGTTGGCAAGAGCACGCTGGCCATCTTCTACCTGACGTGGCTGGCGGGGCTGAATTCGGAGGATCCGATTCTCACAGGGTCGCATTCTGCGGCTTTCGTGCGGGGAGTGTACGAGGAGTGCCTGCGTATATTTGACCCGAATGGAGAGTATCTTTGGCACGACGTGTTCCCGGAACTGGGCGTGTCCGGCACAAACGCCAAGGACTTCCGGATTGACATCGGGAAGCGGAAGCGGTTTGAGACGCTGGAGTTCACGTCCATCGGGACGGGAAACGCCGGTCTGTATCGGGCAAAGCAGCTTCTGTTTTGTGACGACCTGATCAGCGGCATTGAGGTGGCCCTGTCAAAGGACAGACTGGACAAACTTTGGGAGACCTACACCACAGACCTGCGCCAGCGAAAAATGGACGGGTGCAAGGAACTGCATATTGCTACCCGCTGGTCCATCCATGATGTCATCGGTCGGCTGGAACGGCAGTATGAGGGGGATGACAAGGCGCGGTTTATCGTGATCCCGGCACTGAACAACAAGGACGAAAGCAATTTTGACTATCTGTACGGCGTGGGTTTCACGACAAAGGCATACCATGAGCAACGGGATATCATGGACAATGCCAACTGGTCTGCGCTGTACATGAACGAACCGTTTGAACGGGAAGGACAGCTTTATAACGAGGAAGAACTGCGGCGGTTCTTTGAATTGCCGGAAACCGAACCGGACGCCATTGTCGCGATTTGTGACACGAAAAACAAGGGCAGCGACTATGAATTCATGCCTGTAGCCGTTATATATGGAGCAGACTGGTATATTGTGGACTGCATCTGCGACAACGGCGACCCCGGTGTGGTGGAGGAACGCGTGGCTAATGCGCTTGTGAAGAACAATGTGCAAGTTGCGGAATTCGAAAGCAACAGCGCCGGGTGGCATATCGCGGAAAAAGTGCAAGGACGCGTGAAGCAGCTTGGCGGGCTTACCAAGATCACAACGCGGTATACAACGGCGAACAAGGAGACGAAGATCATTGTCAACAGTCCGGCTGTCAAGCAACACTGCCTGTTTCTGGATAAGTCTAAGTTTGCTGTGAATTCTGATTACGGCAGAATGATGAACTTCCTGACCAGCTACACAATGACCGGACGGAACAAGCACGACGACGTGGTGGACGGGATGGCCATGCTGGCGTTATATATGCAGAACTCTGTTCAAAGGCGTGTTGAGGTTATTGCGAGGCCGTGGTGATTGTCCTATATATTGTGGTCAACACATCATGTTGTGGGAACAAAATGCAAACATACGCTTGACAACCACAACATATAGTGTATAATGTAGTTGTGGGAAACTATATCCCGCTGTTGATGCGCTTATGCGTGAACCGAAAGGTTTGGCATAGGCGCATTTTCTGTTAACGGGGAGAAGAGGTGACACGACAAATGGCTGATGAAGCGAACGAGAACCACAAGACCAGCGAGGACCAGGAAAGAAAACGCAAGGCAACAGCCAGCGTGTCGCCGGAAATGCACGGCAGGCGGGTCATCCTGACCGGTGAGCGCGAGATTACGCGTGGCAATGTGCTGGAAGTGCTGAACAAGGCACTACCGGTTCACCTGCGCAACCGTGAGGAGATCCGCTATCTGGGGCGGTATCTGCGCGGGTGGCAGCCAATTCTTGGACGGGTCAAGAATGTCAACGCAGAGATCAACAACAAGGTTGTTGTAAATCTCGCCAACGAAATTGTGACATTCAAGGCCTCAGAGTTCGCGGGCAAGCCCATCCAGTATGTCAGCCGTGGCAGCAATAAGTCGGCCCCGAAGAAGGTCAGCCGTCTGAACGACATGATGCTGACCGAGGAAAAGCAGTCGAAGGATCTGCTGCTGGCGTACCAGATGTTCACCTGCGGTGTCGGCTACCGGCTGGTGGTGCATGACCCGAACCCGAACCGGGAACTGTTTGACGAGGCACCCTTTGAAATTTCCATTCCGGACCCGAAGAATACGTTCATCGTCCGGCTGAACGACGTCAGCAAGCGCCCCGTCATGGGCGTGACATACGTCTGTACGGACGAGACGAAGGCAACGTATGAGTACACGGTGTACACCCCTGATACGACATACACCATTACCGGGTCAGGTACCCGCGCAAACAAGGTCACCAACGAGGTTCACCACAACTTCGGGATGGTCTCGCTGGTGGAGTATCCGTGCAATCCGGTCCGGATGGGTGCGTTTGAGGTGGTGCTTCCGCTGCTGGACGCCATCAATCTGACGCAGAGCAACCGTCTGGACGGCATCGAGCAGTTCATTCAGGCGATCATGGTGTTTGAGGGCGTGGACATCACCAGGGAGCAGTTCCTGGAACTGAAGGACCTGGGTGCGCTGAAGCTGCCTCCGGCCATCGACGGGCGGACCAGCAAGGTCTACTACCTCAACGAGGAACTCAACCAGAGTCAGACACAGACGCTGGTGGACGACATGTACGAGACGGTGCTGGAGATTGTCGGCATTCCGTCTCAGAGCAACGGCGGCACCAGTGATTCGTCCAACAACGGCGCGGTCATCATGAAGAACGGCTGGTGGCACGCGGAGGCCAGGTCGCTGGAAACGCAGTCCATGTGGATTTCATCGGAGACCGAGACGCTGAAGATCGTGATGCGCATCTGCAAGGATGCCAACGAACTGAACGGTCTGAAGGTGGCCGAGGTCGAGCCGAAGTTCTGGCGGCAGAGCTATGAGGACACGCTGGTGAAGACACAGGCCTTCGCAAGTCTGCGCGGGGCCGGGATGCCGAGCATTCAGGCATTCACGTTCAGCAACCTGTCCAAGGATCCGGAAAGCGACGCACTGGTCTACGACAAGTATCAGGAAGAGCAGGCACAGCAGCTTGACGCCACAGCCGGGATTCAGGTCGATGCGGATGTCGAGACCGAGGAAGGCGTTGGCGCGGACAACGTGGGCTCCACCACAACGGAGGGCACCGGGCATCCGAAGGCGTCAACCGGTATCTGCCCCGTCTGTGGACGGTCGTTCAAGAAGCGGACGAACAACCAGATTTACGACAGACCGCAATGCCGAGACAAGGCAAGACGCAATGCGAGCTACGACACCGGCGAAGGCGTGGGTGATCTGGATTGATGGACTACAAGGCGGCTGACAAAGCCATCAAGGCCATCAACCGGGAGAACCTGAAGCTGTTTGGCCAGCTGAAAATCCGGCTGATGAAGACGGACGAACTGAACATTATCCGGGCGGTTGGCGATACATACGACTCTTCCGTCCGGATGGCGGAACGGCGGCTGCTGGAATGCGCAAGGCTTGCGTATCTGGCGGCGATGCAGGAGAGCGGGAAACGGAAGCGCAACCCCATCGACCGCGACTGGCTGATCGAGTTTCTGATGATGGCTGACCCGGTGACGCTGTACAAGTTTCTGCCGGAGGCCGAGCGCAAAAAGGCGCGGCTGACGGAGGCGCTGGCGGCGACAACGGAGCGGGCCAAAGAGGTTGACAAGAACCTCCGTGAGTGGACGAAGCAGATCGGGCAGGCGGCCATCGGCGTGACGGACGCGGCGACCATCCGGGCGTTCAAAGACGCCGGGGTGACGCAGGTGCAATGGGTTACGGAGAAGGATGGCCGGGTGTGCGGGACGTGTCATGACATGGACGGGAACGTGTATGACATCGACAAGATACCGGCAAAACCGCATGTCAACTGCAGGTGCAAGATCAGGATCTACATTCCGTGATTTCCGGCGGGTGACCGCTTGAAATAGTGCAGACAAGCACATCAAAAATCCGAGTAGAGAAACTCGCTAATCTCGCAAGCCGGAAGAGAAGCCGGGATATAAGCTTCGCACCATAATCCGGGGGCAGAGAAGCCGCCGCAAGAAAAAGAAATTTCGCAAGGAGGAACCCAACATGGCAGAACTTGAGACGAACGTGAACACCGAGACCGAAGCGACCGACACCGGCACAGAAACCGAAGCGCAGGACACCGGGAACGATACCGACACCGGCGCAGAACTGGCGAAGCTGAAGGCGGAATTCGCCAAGCAGAAGGCAGCCCTGGACAAGGCGACCAAGGAAGCCGGAGATGCAAAGAAGGCGCTCAGAGCGCGTCAGAGCGTGGAAGAGCAGGCCGCCGACGCTCAGAAGGAAGAAATCGCAACGCTGCGCCAGCAGTTGGACGAACTGACCAAGGAGCGCACGGTGGCTGTGACGAGCAAGAGCGTGTTCGCCTTCGTGCAGGACGAGGCCGCCGCGAACACCATTGCCAACGCGCTGTATGGCGCAACTGACGTGGACGCCGCCTTGACCGCGTTGAACAAGGCATGGACTGCGCGGGAAAAGCAGCTCCGACTCGAGTATGGCAAGGTGCCCGCCCCCGGTGCTGGCGGTTCTGATGGCCCTACCGTCACCAAGGCCCAGCTTGACGCGATGAGGTACACGGAGCGTCTTGAGTTTGCAACCCAGCATCCCGATGAGTACAACCGACTCATGGGCAGATAAAACACTACAGAAAGGAAGATTGTGATGGCGAACGTACCTACCGCCACCGGCACCTACCTTACCAACCTGTTCAACCCGCAGGTCATCGCCGATCTGATCGACACGAAGCTGGTTGACAACATCGTTCTGGCCCCTCTGGCCCACGTTGACAACACGCTGGAGGGCCGGGCCGGCAACACCGTGAGCCTGCCCTACTACAGCTACATCGGCACCGCCACTGTTGTGGCCGAGGGTGCCGACATCCCGATCAAGCAGCTGACCCAGACCACCAGGCCCGTCACCATCGTGAAGTACGGCGTGGCGACCCAGCTGACTGATGAGGCCGCTCTGTCCGGCTACGGCGACCCCACCGGCGAGGCCACCTCTCAGTGCGTCCTGTCCGTGGCTGACGCCATTGACGGCGCCCTGCTGACCGCCCTGGCCGGGAATACCACCAACGTGTTTGAGACCGCGTCCGCCGGTACGGCCATTGCGCCGTCCGACATCCCGCTTGCTCTGGCCAAGTTCGGCGAGAACATCGAGGGTGAGAAGGCTCTGCTTGTCACCCCTGCTTTCTATGCGAAGCTGGTCGGTGAGAACTGGGTGCCCGCCTCCGAAATCGCTGCGGACATCCGCATTCGCGGCGCCGTCGGCATGGCGTATGGCTGCCAGGTGATTGTCTCCAACCGTCTGGTGACCGCTGGCAACCTCTACATCGTCAAGCCTGGCGCCCTGGCTCTGTTCCTGAAGCGCGACACCTTCGTTGAGGTTGACCGCGACATTCTGAACGAGTCCACCGTCATCAAGGCTTCCAAGATGGCCGCCGCCTATCTGATGGATCCCACCAAGGCCGTGACAATGAAGGTCAAGGCGTAAGGAGGGACTGCGGCATGATGCTTCATCGCCACTTGGAAGAACTCGCCAGACAGCAGGAGGCTGAAAAGGCCGCAGAGCAAAAGGCGGAGGCCCGGAAGGCTGAAGATGCACCTGCTGAAGAGAAACAGCCGAAGCGCACCCGCAAAAGCAAGTAAAGGAGGTGGTCAGCATGGACATGAACCGCAAGATTGAACTTCTCAGAGCACTGGTTGATGATGGCGACAGCGATGACGTGCTGACCATCTACCTCCTCAAGGCCAAGGAACTGCTCCTGAACATCCTGTACCCCACGGATCCAGACCGCGCTTCCAAGGAAGTACCCGACGCCTATTCGATGAAACAGATCGAGATTGCCGAGTACTTCCTGAACAAGCGCGGGGCCGAGGGTGAGATTCAGCACATCGAGAACGGGATCCATCGGAATTACGGTTCCTCCGATGTGCCCGAGGCCATGATCCGGCATATCACGCCGTTCTGCGGGGTGGTCAAGTGAAGCTGCTGAGACGGAACCTGACCGAGGTGGAATACCTTCCATATGTAAGTAAGGAAGAGATTCTCACGGATGGCGGCAAGCATACCGGAAGATACGCCGTCAAGTACGGCGACCCGGTGGTGTTCAAGGCCAACATCAGTACGCCGAGCGGACAGACACAGAACCAATTCTTCGGCATCAACCCGGATTACACCCATGTGCTGGTAACGGACAGGCAGGACATGGACATCCGGGAGACCGGGAAAATTCTGTGGCGCGACGGCGAGTACGAGATCAAGGCCGTGAGACCGAGCCTCAACGTGCTGTCCGTGGCACTGAAAAGGCTGACTGCGGGGCAGGAGTGACGTGCTATGGCAAAGCGGGTTATCTCGTTCGATCTGAGCGAGGCTGGCATCACCAAGGCCATCTCGGAAATCAACCGATTCAAGGGCGACTTTCTGAGAACGTGCAACGAGGTGATTCAGGAACTTCAGCTGCAGGGCGTCATTCACGGCAAGGCCAACATTGCGGCATGGGGCGCGGTGTATACCGGCGAACTCGGCAACAGCATGAAAGGGTACTTCGACGCCTCACGCCGGACCGGCATCGTGTACAACGACGCGTACTATGCCGTATTCGTGGAGTTTGGCACTGGCATTGTGGGTGAAGGTGAACCGCACCCGGCGGCGCCGCCCGGATGGAAATATGACTACAACGAGCACGGCGAGGCGGGATGGTTCTACAAGAACGACCGGGATGGCCACGTCTATTGGACACAGGGCATGCCGAGCAGGCCGTTCATGTATGACACGTTCCGGGAACTGAAGCAAATTGCGCCGGATGTGGTCAGAAAGCACTTTGGGAACTTCCAGTAAACAGCAGAGAGGTGAACGGAATGATCGACGTTGAGAACGACATCTTCGATGCGGTGTATCCGTTCATCGAACCGCTGGTTCCGGAGGGTGGGTTTGTCAGCGAGTATGTGCCGGAACCGGCCTCCCTGCCGCATGTGTACCTGTGCGAGATCGACAACTACCCTGACCGGCGGACAGCGGACACCGGGCGGCGGGAATGGTCCAGCGTGATTGTGTACGAGTCGAACGTCTACGCCACCAGCAAGGAAGAGTGCCGCAGGATTCAGGCGGCGCTGGACAGCGCGATGGTGGAGATGATGGGCTTCAACAAGACGCAGGGCACGTTCGTTCCCAACCTGGCCGACCGAACCATCTACCGCATTGTGTCCAGGTACAGCCGGGGTGTAACCCACAACGGCGACCTGTACAGAGCATAACCAACAATCAACAGCAAAGGAGTGATTCGTATGTCTGAGGCGGCTATCGCGTACAGCACTTATCAGACCTACCTGATGTACCGGACCACCACGTCCGGCACCTACACCAAGCTGATCGACATCAAGGACTACCCGGACCTCCGTCCGACGCCGAACCTGATCGACGTGACAACGCTTTCCCACAATTCGGAGAAGCAGATTCCGGGCATCATCCGCATGGGCGACGGCTACAGCTTTACGGCGAACTACACCAAGGAGAACTTCAAGCTTGTGAAGGGCCTGGAGGGTAACCAGTACGACTACGCCGTGTACTTCGGCGGCACGACCGCCGGTGTGCCGGACGGCAACCAGGGTGCCATCAGCTGGACCGGCGACATCTTCGCGGCCATTGTCGGCAAGGGCGTGGACGATGCCCGTGAGATGACCATCAACTGCTATCCGTCCACCGACCCCGAGTGGACTGAGACCCCTACCTGATCTGAACATAACACCGTCACGCGGGAGTGTGACCCCAAGTGAAAGGAGAAACAATCATGGCGAAGGAAACTGCCAACACCAACGTCAATCAGCAGGAAAAGAAGTCTCCGAAGCAGCTGGTCCTGCGGGATGCGGAGGGCAACAGCTATACCCTCCAGTTTAACCGGAAGACCGTGCTTCAGATGCAGCGCAACGGCTTCGTGCTGGATCTGGACCGGCTGTACATGTGCGCCCGCGACCTGATTTCCGGTGCCTTCAAGATGCACCACCCCTGGCTGAAGTGGGAGCAGATCGAGGAGATCTGGAAGCATCAGGGCAGCAAGCGCGGCGAACTGCTGGGCTATCTGGCCAACATGTTCTCCACCCCCGCTCTCGACCTGATGGGCGACGGCACCGAGGACGAGGCCGAGCCGGAAAACCCTACGTTCGAGATCGTCTGGTAAGCCCAGAGGACCAGGCGAAAGCGGCGAAGGAAGAGACCTCCTCATTCAAGACCTATGCGGAATTGTTTGAGGAGGCCTTCCCCTACTACCTCGCGATGGGGATGAGCTACGAGCAGTTCTGGGAACAGGATAGCGGACTGGTGAAATACTATCGCAAGGCCCATGAAATCCGGCTGGAGGAGCAGAACCGGGCGGCGTGGCTTCAGGGCATGTACGTCTATGAAGCCATTGCGGATATCGCGCCGATTCTCCATGCCTTTGCCAGAAAGGGCACCAAGGCCCGGAAGTATTCCGAAAAGCCGTATGAATTCAAGAAGCCGGAACCGAAGAGCAAAAAGGCGCGGCTTGACAGGGCGAATCAGGAAGCAAAGGCACAGATGGAAAAGATCCGCTCCAAGATGATCATGACCATGAATTGGCAGAAAGCTGAGAACGCAAAGAAGCGCATCGCGGAGGAACTTCGGAAGAAGGAAGAAGCCGGGAAGGAACCGATGGGATAAGCCCATCCGGAAGGAAAACAACAGGAGGCGGTCAGTCATGTCAGAGTATGTACAGGCGCTGGAACTGCGGATCAGCGATAACGCAAAGCAGGCCGCGTCGGGTCTCGACAAGCTGGCCGCTTCTTTGAGTGCAATTAAAAGCAAGGTCGCCGGAAACCTGGGGCTTGGCCACGTCAACAACCAGCTGCAGACCTTCGTAGCCCAGATTAAGAAGGTTGGGTCTGACGACAACATCGCGGCGATCAACAGGCTGACCAACGCCATCAATGAACTGGTGCAGGCCGCCGGAGGACTCAGTCACATTAAGGGCGGGTTTGCGGCGGTTGAGCGCATGGCCAACCGGGTCAATGCGGCAGCAGGCGGAACGGCACGCAATGGTGGCAGAAGCATTGCGGAGGCTGATGCCGCAGGGGTACGCGATGCCGGAATGGCAAGTTCTGAGGCAATTGCAGAAGTTACCACGGCGGTCGGCAATGCTGCCGCTGAAATTGGCGAGGCTACCGGAACGGTACGCGCTAACCTTGGCGACCTGATGAACGCCATCAATGAATCTGTGGCAAATTCCGGCAGCCTCGAACAGCTTGAGCAGAGAATCGCCAACCTGAAGCAAACTCTGGCGGAGAATCTTGCGTCCGGGAAAATCAAACAGGACACAGAGGCTTTCTATAGAGCGACTGCCGCCATTGCGAGACTTGTCGCGCAGCACGACAAGCTTAAAGAAGCCATGGATCGCGAGGCTGAAGCAGCACACGCTGTAGAGGTTGACTCATCCTCCGTCAGGCAGGCCGATGATGCGGTAAAAGCGCTGACATCGGACCTTGCCGAGGCAAAAAGGGTGGCAACGGAGATTCTGCCGGAAGGCTCTCCGCTGCCCCCAAGCAGTCTTCGAGGGACCGGTGGCAGGACAACCTTTGAGGGTAGACCCGTAGGGCCTGAACCGATAAAAGACTTAGGCAAGCTTGGTTTTGCCGCTACGTTGCGACGTAGAGAAGCAGCTGAAGCCAGAAAAGAACTCGAACTTTCTGGCGGCGCGGCGGAGAAACTTGGAGAGGCGTTCCTGACCGCGAACGGAAAGCTTGGCCTTCTTGCCATGCAGATCAAGGCCATGAAGGAAGACCTTGGACGTGGAATTGCAAGCGGCGATATGGACGCCAAGCATCAAGCCGCCTTGGGCCAACAGATTCAGCGTGCTGAAGAAAAACTCATTAAGATGCGTGAGTCCATGACCGCCGTCAAGGATGAAGCCAGGTTAACGGCAGAGGCTGCGGCGAGCATTGGCAAGGCATTCGTAGACGCGAACGGCAAGGCCGGGCTGATCGCGATGGAAATCAGGGATAAGGAAGCGCAGCTTGGCTCTACTATTGCCTCCGGCGATGCTTCTCAAACTCAACTCTCGAGAGCAGGTCAGGAGATTTTGAGGCTTCGGGAAAGGCTGGACAAGGTCACCGGGGCTCATGAAAAGGCAGAGGAAGCGGCTGAGAGCCACGGGTCTGCGCTAAAGCGGCTCAAAGATGCCCTGTGGTCAGCAAACGGCGGGCTGTTCTCGTTTATCAAGGGGATGGCCCGGATGGCGAGGTATCGGATCTTCCGGAGCCTGATCCGGGAGATTTCGGAGGGCTTCTCCACAGGCCTGACCAACGTGCGGGAATACAGCAAGGCCATCAACGGACTGTACGCGCAGGACATGCAGGGACTGGACAACCAGCTGGCCAAGATGAAGAACAGCCTTGGCGCGGCGCTGGCTCCGGCGATTCAGGCGCTGATCCCGCTGTTCCAGCGGCTGAGTCAGGCCGTGATTGAGGTGTCCAACTGGATCAACCAGTTCTTTGCCCTGATCAACGGGGCGACCACCTGGACGCGGGCGATTGACTACGAGACCGAGGCCATCGAGGACAACGGCAGGGCTGCGGGCGGTGCGGCGAAGAAGGTCCAGAATCTGCTGGCCAGCTGGGACGAACTGAACATCATCCAGAGCAAGAGCGGCGGCGGTGGCGGCGGGAGCGCGGTCAGCGAGGCCGAGGACTACACGCGGATGTTTGAGGAAGTGTCGGAGTTTGACACGAAGATCCGGGACCTGATCGCGTTCCTGCGAGATAACATCCCGATGGTGGACGGTCTGCTGGCGGGCGTCGGGGCACGGCTGCTTGGGCTTTCCTTCCCGGCGGCGATTACGATCTCCGGGATTGTGTGGTCGTTTGAGGGCGGCAAGCAGAGCGGAGCGTCCGGAGACAGTCTGATTGAATCTCTCCGGGACAACATCCCCGGCATCCTGGCGGGTGCGCTCGGCGGCGCGGGAATCGGCTTTGCACTTGCACCGAATGGCGCGAAGATCAAGGGCGCGATTGTGGGCTTCTTCCTCGGTGCGGCGGTAAGCATTTTCGCCAACGTGCTGGGATGGCAGCAGGGTGACAACGAGACGGTGTTTGATGGACCGCTGTTTGGGGAGAATCTGTTCGGTACGGTCTATAGCATTCTGTCCGGTGCCGCATTGGGAGCATCAATAGGTCTACTTGCGGGTGGCGCACACGGGGCGCTCCTCGGATTCGGAATTGGTGCAACAGTTGGGATATTCATCAGGGCACTCACCGTGGACAAGGAAAGCGCAAACACCGTTGATTACAGCCCGATGAGTTTTGAGAACACGCTCGGGAACAACATTTCCAGCATTCTGATGAGCGCAGGAGCCGGGCTGATTCTCGGCGCAAAATACGGCGGACTGCACGGGGCCATAATCGGCCTGACTATCGGTGCGGTCGCAGGAATTGTCATCACAGCAATTCAGTACAACGCTGAACGGTCTGCACGAATTGACAGCATCAAGAACGACCTTCGGGATGCGTTTGAAAAAGAATTCTATGACATGCAAGTTACCGCTGTGATCTCTGCCGTGAACGTGAAGGTCGAGGACGTGGCAAGCAAGAGAACGGCTGTGACTGCGGCTCTTGCAGAACTTGGCGGAAGATGGCGCGTCATGCTCCAGGTCGGTATCGACAATGTGAGCGCTGACGAACTGGAACAGATGGCACAGGATGTTCAGACTGTGTGCGAACAGATTCAGGCACAGCTTGGGTCCGAACGCGGAGTTGTGTACCTGTCTACCAACATATTCGGCGAGAATGCCCCGGAAGGCTTCGACGCAACCGCCCTTCTCGGACACATTACGGTTGAAGAGGACATCATCACCGGCATTGGCACCACCATTGGCAGACTGCTCAGAGAGGGAACCGAAGAAGAATTCCGTGAAGTGATTCCGGCGGTTATGTCAATCCTAAATCAGATTACCGCAAGCCAGCAAGAGGCTGCGGCTTCCGCCGAGTATTCGACAGGTGTGGCATCCGCAAGACGCAGAATCATGGAAGACGGCGTTGTCACCGAGGAAGAACTCATCTCATTCTACGAATTGCACGAGGAACTCATCGGCAACGTAGAAGAGAGTGGCGAGGGTGCTTACCAGACCCTTCTCGAAGGTGAAGAAAGGTATCTTAGTCGCCTGAGGCACATGGCAGAAAATCCCGATTACTACGCGCAGATTGGCCAGGATGTCAGTTGGGTTACCCCGGAAGTTATTGCCGCACAGGAAGCCGCAGTTGCCGAGATGAGAAGCGATACATACTTCGATTCCTTCATTGCAAGATGGGTCGCATCCATCATAGGCGATGACTCGATGTATGAGGATGCGCTGTATGGATTGGCTGAAGATTTCTTTGGGCCTGAAGGAATGAGAAGCGGTGCTGCTTTGGGAATCTACGGGCACGGATCGTTTGATCTAAGCAGTATGCATGATCGTCGTGAAGCAGGTCTATACATTGCGTCAGCAAGCAAAGGCCAAGGTGATATTACAGGTACATGGCACGTTGGCGTGGGCGTTGATAACGGCGAGAACTTCACAGAAATTGGCGGTGTGAATCCTAACAGAGATGACCCGGACGTGGTGGCCAACACTTCGTCAATCCGAGGAATGATTGCCCGCGCCTATGTAAGAAGAGTTGCCGCCGATATGAGGGAATTTGTTGCGAACGACACATGGTCGAGTGATGAATGGACCCGGTGGGCTGGCCCTGCCGACACAACTGTCTTCAATATACCCGGTGTGAGCAGCATGCCTGTTTTCGCGGAACTGAGTGATGCCGCCAAAGACATCGTTGCCACATACATGGAACTTGGAAGGTATGTTAACAGAGGCCAGATTAGTGAAACGTCACGCGGAAACGTCATGAGTACGCTGTTCGGCGCGGACTGGCTTGACATCCTGAGACGCGAAATCAGTGGTGAAACCACGGGAGCGGTTGAGGAAGCCACCGGCAGTACCGGCGGGGGTGGCGCTCCTGCGGGAGTGGTCGTGCCCGAGGGCGGCGTGGGGCAGATGAGCGGGACCTATGTAGGCACCAACAACGGCATCGTGTACGGCGGTGGCGGTGGAGCGCCCACGCTGGAGAGCGGGATGGAAGACTCGGAGGACGAGGAGCAGACCCGGTTCAACAACCAAGTCATCGCGGCACTGAACACGCTGATCAACAAGGAGTGGACGGTGGAGGTCAGCCCCTCCGCCAGATGGGGCGGCATGAACGCCCGGAGCAAGGAACTGTACGAGAAGGCGAAGGGATAACCCAAGGAGGTGAACAGGCATGGCACTTGAGGTTGACGCGACCGGGGCGCGGGCGATGAGCAGCTACCCGGCTCTGAAATACTCGATGGGATTCAGCGTTAACGGGGAACCCATCCCGGACTGCTCGGAGTTCAGCGGCAAGGAGTCCGACCTGGACACGATGGGTGAACGCGACGCCACGGGCTATCTCCACCGGAAGAAGGTTGCAACCAAGTTTCCGCTGAAGCTGAAGTACAACAACATTCCGGTGGAGGTGGCCGACGATATCTGCAAGAAGCTGCGATCGGACAAGTTTCAGTTTACCTGGTACAGCCTATATCACGGGGGCCTTTACACGATGGATGCCTATGTGGGCGACCGGGACTTTGAGGCCACCTGGTGGCCGGAGGGCGGGACGTATCTGGTGAACCTGTCCTTCAGCGTCATCGAGTACTGAGGCGGTGATGGCATGTATCAACTGAGCGAGACCATGCAGACCGCGATGGCGGCGGGAAACCCCCAGCGGATCCTGCTGGAGTTCACCGACCCGGACACGGGGACCGTCACCACCATGAGCAACGAGGAAGTCTCCGTCACCGCAGGGGTGAGCGTGTACGCACCCTTCAACGCGGAGGAGGAACTGACCTTCGGGCTGTGCCCATCCGCAGAGGTGCAGTTCACGCTGCTGAACGATGAGCGACAGCTTGCGGACTTCCGGTTCGGCGAGTGCGCGGTGTGGCTGGGAGTGCGGATCGACGAGGGAACGCCGGATGCCTCCGCCAAGACAGCCACCTTCCGGGAGGGCGGCAGGAACGCCCTCTACGAATTCGCACCCATCGGGGTGTACATCGTGGAGCGGCCCGACGTGGTGCAGAAGGACAGCATCCAGATCCGCGCCAACGACAGGATGAGCAAGTTTGACGAGGAGATGCCCAGCCAGAGCGACCTTGGGTTCAGCCCGATGCCATCCGACGGGGTGAGCATCCTCCAGCTGCTCCAGGCTCTCTGCACACAGGCTGGGGTGACGCTGGCCACCACGACCTTCCTCAACAGCGACCTGACCTTCACCACCTGGCCGAAGAAGTACTTCGACGGAAGGACCATGCGGGAGGTGCTGAAGTGGATCGCGGAGGCTGCGGGGAGCATCGCCCGGTTCAACCGGCAGGGGGAACTGGAGCTGGTGTGGTTCAGCGATGTGAACGTGAGCTACACGGAGGGCGATTACAGCGAATTCACCAGGGCATGGTATGAGACGGCGGCGGTGGACGGGCTGAAGGTGCGGAACCAGTCGGAGACATCCGAAAGCACGGTGGGCACCGGGACGGACAATAACTACGTCATATCGGGGAATCCATTTCTGAGTTGAAGGAGGTGAGCGCGTGGCGACCACTACGGCCAATGAGGCCCTGCTTAACAGGCTGGTGAACGACACACCCACGTTCCACCCGGCCAGCGCAAAGCTGTTCGGCGGATGGCTGCTGGACCCTGGCGACGTGGTGACGGTCAGTTCGGACGGGGAAACCTATCAGGTGCCCGTCTTCCAGATGAACCTCAACTGGAAGGGCGAGGTCAAGGCGGACATTCAGTCCACCGGATCGGAAAAGCGCCCGCCTCTGTCGGAACTGAAGCGGAGAAGCTATGCGTCGGGGAGACAGCAGGAAGAGGACAAGGAAGAACTCAAGGAAGAAGTCATCTACCGCACGGACATCACGCGGGATGACACGCAGATCGGACTGCTGGCCTCGGCTGTTGGCGTGCTGATCGATGAAAACACAGGGCTTCCGGTCATCGGGCAGGACGGAAAGTTTGTGTTCGACCCCAACAACCCTGCGGCGCTCACCACACAGGTAAAGGTCACGGCGGAAGGCGTCAGGGCGGAAGTGGTACAGGCCAGGAGCGGTCAGAGTACCCTCAAATCCGCGCTGGACCTGAAGGCAAACAGTGCGGCGCTGTCAGCGGTGGCAGACATCAACGGCAACGTGACGGCGGCCTCGGTGATGGCGGCGGTGGACGCAACGAGCGGGGCATCCATCGTGCAGCTGAGCGCAGACCACATCAAGCTTGACGGAGACGTAAGCCTGGGCGGTTCCCTGAGTCTCACGAACGGCGAACTGCACAGCACCTATCCGATTTCCACAACAAACTATCTGAAGGGCGGGTCGCTGACGCTGTCCGACGGGACATACGGGACAATCTGTACCGCAAAGAACATGACCGATTTGCTCGGCAGCGTGGCCAACGCCCAAATCGTCCCAAGCGGAACGGGGTATAAACTCCAAGTAAAGTATATCGGCGATACGGAATGGACGGACGCTGGAACTTTTAGCCGGGCCACCGCTCTGAGCGGCAATTGGAACGGTGGCATGCTGACGGTTGAAGCAACGCCGCAGAACGTACACTATTATGAGTATTTGTCCAAGGGAACGGTAACGAGGGAAACAGGCTCCGTGGTCTACAGCATCCCGGTGACACACAGCACAAGTCAGCAGGGCGTCTTCAGCGAAACGGGATATACCATCACGCTGAACGCTCAAGAGGTGTGGGACGAGGGATACACAGCGGGCGGCGGAGGCGTGGTGATTACGCCATCCATCAGCGCGGTCTGGGGCAGCGGGGCACAGTCCGGGCGGCTGACCGTGGACAGCAACCCGGCTTCCTCAAACCCTCTGGAATACTGGTTCGGCAAAGGAACGGTCAGTTGGAACAACTATGTTGCTACGGTTCCGGTCACTACAGCACCCAGCCAATCCGGGACGGCAACAGCGCGATTCAACCTCACCGTGGACGCGACGAGCGTTGTCAGCACCGCAAGCGCGGTGACCATCCAGACACCCACATGGGACAAGACCGGGTCAAGCGCGAATGATACCAACACACTCAGTATCAGCGCGTCCAGCCCTGGCGGGGGATTAGACAGCGCGATCGTGGCTATCCAGATGACGAAGGGCGACTGGACGAACAACGTCAAGCCGGTGACGCTGACGCAGGGCGCGACGGTCATCGGGCGGGTAAGCGTGGACGCATCCGGCATCTACGGCAACGGCGAGACTGCCGGAAAGAACGCCGTCCAGATCAACAAGGGGGCATGGACGAGCGGTCAGGTTTCCTTCACCAAGAGCGTGGGAACCGCTGATACGAAGACGGTGCAACTGGTGGCCGCGACCCCGGTCTGGAACGGGACAACCGCTACGGTTGCGCTCTGGGACGGGACGGCGGCGGACACCAGCCACGGCACATCCACCGGGTACAGCGTGAGCGTCAACGCCGCAAGCAAACTGACCAGCAAGACGGTCACCACCAACGGGACGGTGACACCGGGCGGCAGCTATATCGGCCTGTCCTCCGTGGAAGTGGCGGTGCCTGTGCCGACCGGGACGGTGACCCTGGGGGCAAAGCAGACCGGGTCGGTGTACGGATGCTCCATCGGGATGGACTCCGGGAGCGCGGTGTCCGGCACGATCAATCTGAACGCAGTCCTGCCGAAGATTTACACCACCACCATCAACGTGATTCCGGGTGCATCCGCCAAGACCTACGAGGCCGGGACGGGAACCTACGCAAATTACGACGGTCTGAAAAAGGTGGTCGTGGCGGCGGCCAGCATCACGGCGCAGAAGACGGTGACACCGGGAGCGTCTGAGCAGACTGTCAGCCCGGACAGCGGGGACATCGGCCTGGCCTCGGTGAAGGTGAGCGAGATTTCCGTGGGAGACGTGCAATCGACAGCCCCGACCGGATGCACCAGTCTGACAACCGACAGCCTGACCACCAACGGATATTACAAGGTGGGCGAAGACGGGTATATCCGGCTGGAGGTGCCCACTGTAAGCACCGTCACCAATGTGACAGCCAGTGCGGTCACCGAGAGCGCGTATGATTCCGGGAAAAAGAGATGGATTGCAAGCACAACCATCAGCGTGATCCTGGATGACGATGACGATTCACCCGTAACACAAAACGTTAGCATCGACGTGCAGGACGCCGTTGACGCCTCGGCCGGTCTGGTGTGGGCAAACGCCGTCAGCAAAGTGAAATGGCCGGATTATGAGGACGGGTCGGATGAGCATGAGTACACTACAAGTTTCAGGGTCGTGGTCCCGGCAGAAACCTGGGACACCACGACAAGCAAGACGTTCACCCTGGCTCAAGACGGGTCGTACTGCTACGCGTATGACGGATCACACAATGTCGCAAGAGTGGAGGTAAGCGGAGGCGGTGGTTCACACAGCATCAGCAGAAAGATACTCGACGGTGATTACGCGACATTGAATGATCTTCGGAACGCATACCCCGGACACACCTGGGTCTCGCTCGGGCCGGTGCCGAAAGGGCGGTTCAAGGGTGTCAAAGTGACATGCGGGACGGATACCAAGTATTGCTACTTTGTGGGCGGTACATAATGACAAGGAGGACATCACCATGACGATCAAGGAAGCCATCAACGCAGCCATCGAGAATCTGGAGGGGGTGCGGCTGCCCATCCGGGACGCGGGAAACGCCAACCGGGTGCTGACCGCGCTGACCCTGCTGGATGCCCTCCGGAAGACCGTGGAGGAACAGACCGAACAGGCCGAAACCCAGAAGGAGGATGATGAGACGTGAGCGTTTACTGCATTGTCAATCAGACCATGCGTCTGAGCGACACGACCAAAAAGCTGAGACTGGCGGAGCCGCTGGCCTACAGCAACTCCATGGCGCACTCCTTCCGGGTGACGGTGCTGGAGGAAGGCGGGGAGGGTCCGGCTGATCTCACCGGGGTGGGATGCACGGCCAAGTTCTACCGTCAGAAGACGAACACCACCGTGTACCCCATCCTCGGAACGGTCAACACCGGGACCGGGGTGGCGGAGGTGGTGCTGCCACCCTCCTGCTACGCGGTTGCTGGACGGTTCGTCTTCACGATGGACCTGACCATGACGCTGGACCCGGATGGCTATGAGACGTTCTCGACCACCAAGAACTACGTCTCCGGGAACATGGTAAAGCGGAGCAACGTGGTGTACATGTTCACTGTGGACCATCCGGCGGGGGCGTGGATCGGCACGGATGCTGTGGTGGCTACGGAAAGCCGGACGGCGCTGTGGATCGAGGGCGCGGTGGAGCGGGTCATGGACGGGGATGTCATCGACCCCGGCACACCTGTTGGGAGCATTGATGAAGTCATCACCCGTGCAAATTCAGCGGCGAATGACGCGAGTGTGGCGGCGGGCGAGGCAAGAGAGGCGGCAGAGACGGCTGAAGGGATCGTCAACACCGCCGTGCAGTACACCGCCCAGACCAAGGACGCCTCTGCACAGGCCGTGGCGCGGGGGAACATCGGGGCGGCGGACGCGGAGACGGTGGACGCTGAGATCGAAAGCAGACAGAGGGGACTGGTGACTTACGGGGCGCCCAGCTTCACCGATGTGACTATGACCCGGCAGGGTGTGCGTGTGGTGTGGAATTACACTTTCGACCCCAACAGTAAGGCAACCAAGTATGTGCCAACTGGTGCAGGGGTCGTGAATCTGGACCTGCCCTCCAGCCACCCCGGGCTTGTGCTGGAGGATGGCCACATTTATAGGCTAAGAGCTGATTATATCTCCGGCAGTGCGACAAACGATGTGAGCGTTATCTGGTCTACATCGGGCGCGTATTCGCGGATTGCTCCCTCGTATTCGGTGGCAAACGGCGATTACGCAGACTGGTACACCGATCTGACCTACAGCACGGACGAGTATCCGAACGGCGTATGGCCTGTGCTGGTCGTAATAAGAGGTACTGCTGGCAACACGCTGGTCAACTATACCGTGGACTTCTACATCGAAGACATCACGGAAGATGTTGAGCAGTCGGTTCGCCACGGCGGCGACATCGGGTTGAACGGGCTTGTGGACTACGGTCGCGGACCTTTGCGGGCCAACACTGGAGTTACTGATGGTATCAACTTCTCTGCTGTTGGTGATGGTATGGACTTGGTACTCGACACACATGGCGACGTGATGCTTGGCGGAACAGTTGCCGCATACTGTCGGCTGAACGGCGGGTTCAAGTATTACAACACGGGGGCATTACTGGCGAAATCCGGCGATGCAAAAGTTCGGCTCACCAACGGGCACAAGTACAGGCTGTTGACGCGGTATGTCAGCGGCGACTGGCTGTGTGGGTCTGGTCAGGAAGTGACCCCGGCTTATGCGCGTGCGTTTAGTGTTACAGGCACGGGCGATGATGCCGCGCTGTCCTCGTTCGGCACGGCTGACTGGGCGCAAAACGGCAGAGATATCGTATCCGAGTTTGAGTACAACGAGGGTACGGACTATCCGGACGGTATCTATATCGCGCTTTTTATTCGCCGAACAAATGCGTATCGGTGTACTTTCGACGGCTATCACATCCACATCACGCTGGTAGACCTGACAGAGCCGGGTACTTACGAGGTACGCTATGACGCTGAGCAAACCCTAACCGATGAGCAGAAATCACAGGCGCGGAAGAACATTGGGGCGGAGAACGCTTCGGCTGTACGGGTGATCCCGAATGTAGTGGGATATATTGCCGCGACCTCAACTGCGGAGACGGTCGAGGTGGACGAAAATGGCGTCCCCGTTAATGCGGGTTCCAGCGCTACTACGGTCAGGTACATCGTGTTGCCGTGCAGTCAGGGAGACAGAATTACAGTGCGTTCGCCCTCCCGGATATCGAGCAACACTCGCAACTGGGTGATGCTTGGAGCTGTGGATACCAGCACCACTCCAAACACCAGACCGATTCTGGCAAAGTGTGAGTACGTTACCACGCCTACAGTCTATACAGCGCCCGCTGGCACGGAACTCGTCGTTTTTGCATCTACGAAAACCCGAATCGCCAGCGACACTGATCGCTACTGGATGGGCGGAATGACGGAGGCTCGGCTTGATGCGCTGGAAGTCCAGCAGGAGACCGTCTCCGGCTCTGCCGTCACCATCACCGCCGAAACCAATCACCGCTATCTGTGTGGCACTCTCGACAGCCTGTCATTCACCCCCAGCGCGGAGGGGCTGTGTG